TTATGATATGATTGGAATAATAAACTCTCTTATAAAAATAATTGCTGATGCATTATCTTTCATTATAAATTTATTGCCTCCTTCTCCTTTGAATTTTGTTTCTTTTTTAGATGGTACTTGGCTAGGATGGATAAATTATGCATTTCCTGTTGCGGAGATGATAGTTATAACAGAAACATACTTATTAGCTTTAGGTACTTATTATTTGTATAGGTCTATTCTTAGATGGGTTAAGGCGGTGAAATAATGATAACTCTATATTCCGGTACTCCCGGTTCTGGTAAGAGTTTTCATGCAACTGTATTGGGTCTAAAATATTTATCTAGAGGAAGAAGTTTAATAACTAATTATCCCTTGAAGATAGATAAAAAAAAATACAAGGGAAATTATTTTTATATGCCTAATGAAGATATAACCGTAAAAAAGCTTTTATCTATGTCTTTGAGGTATGGCTTTTTAGGGAAGGAGAGTAGCTGTTTAGTAATAATAGATGAAGCAGGATGTAAATTCAATTCTAGAGAGTATAATGCAAAAGATAGAATGTCTTGGATAGAATTTTTTTCCCAGCATAGGAAACTTGGATATGATATTGTTATGGTTGCTCAAAACGACAGAATGATAGACAGACAAATAAGGGCTCTTTTTGAATATGAGGTTAAACATAGGAAACTTAATAACATTCTTGAATGGCTTATAATACCAATTCCTATATTTGTTTGTGTAGAATATTATTACGGTATGGGATTAAAGATAGGTAGTTATTTTATGGTGTTTAATAAGAGGATTCCTAGATTATATGATAGTATGATGATATTCAATAATTATAAGTTAGGATCTTTGCTAGAGAGTTTGAAAGAAGGAAAAGATTTCGATTACGGAAACGTTGCGATCGATGCTGTAATAAATAAAAACGAAGAAAAGGCCGGTTAGCTGAAAGGGGGGGGTCCCCTTTGGGGGGGGACCCATCACTAACCGGCCTTCGGGGGGGGGTCCCTTTGGGGGGGGCCCCTTTAATAAAATAACTGGTCTCCAGAGATGGTCCGGTCCTTTGGGTTGACCATCACTAACTGGCCTTCTTAGTAGTATTTATTAAATTTGAAATAAAGTTCGTGATATAACGTTAGTAGTATAAAGACTTTCGGAAGGTGCTTAGTAACACCTTCCGAAAGTCTCCCACCGGAGACTATTTTGTTTAAAAGGGGGTTTTAGATATTGTATGTATGATACAATTAGATTAAAGAGCCCTTACATTAAAAGAAGTTTATTTGAAAAGATACATAGCTTTTGTGTAAAGCGTCAAGGTATAGATTTGAGGACGGGTGAATTAATATATCAGATAGTTACGGGTGATTTAGAAGGTTCTTATGATTCAAGGATTAGTATTCAGTGTAGAGATTATGAATTTAGTTCTGAAGGTATTAGAGTTAGTTCTTTTCCATATTTGATAATAGAAGCATCTGCCCATAAGATGTTGAGAGGCCATAATCTGTTTGGAGGTTTTAATAAAGTAAAAGATGCTATTTATTTTATGATTACTACTGTTGAGAATATATTAGGTTTAAAATTGCCTTGCTGGTTTTTATGGCAAGTTTTACGTGTAGATATTTCTCAAAATTACTATATTGGTAAGGATAATGTTGAAAAATGGTTTTATTCTAATCAATTAAATGATTACCAGCGAAGGAACGTAAATAGATATGAGAATACAGGTATATATATATCTGGAACTACTACAACAATAAAGTTTTATGCAAAAGGTTATGAGTTTAAAAAACATGATTATAAAAGGATAAAAGCTTTAAAAGGAGATATAGAGGCAAATAGATTATTGAATCTAGCAGAGGATTTGTTAAGATGTGAGGTTGAAATTAAATTAAAGAAGCTAAAATATGATTTTAAAAAGGATATAGTGAGGGTAATTGATTTAAGTGATGATGTATTAGAGAATATTTTTAATAAAGAGGTTGAGAGATTTATGAGAGCTGGTGAGAATATGTATTTAGTGATTAATGAGGCTGTTAAAGTTAAAGAGAGATTATTTAGGAAGTTATCAAGGGAAAAAGCAGCGAATGTTTTTTCAACTTGGACTATGTTGTCTACGTTTGGTTACAAGGAGACAAAAAAGAATATGGCTAAGTCAACTTTTTATAAGCATGTGAAATTGTTAAAAGATTTAGGTATTACTTGGTATAACTCGGATATATCTATAATAAAATCTGATGTAGGTATATATGATCTGACTTTAGATTCTAATATAGCTGTTGATAAGTTAATCAAAAATAAAAATGTCGTAAATATTTAAATTGAATACTTTACATATATTTATGGCCACGGTGAGGGTAGGAATACTCTCACCGTTTTCAATTTTTTGGTAATGTCTTAGTGATATATTAGCTTTCCTAGCAACGTATTCTTGACTGTATCTGTGTTTTATCCTAAGTGTTTTAAGATTGTTTTTCATATTAATACCTCATTTTTTTTCTGGCCTTCGGGGGTGGGTCCCTTTGGGACGGGCTAATTAACTAACTGGTCTTCTTAATAGTATATCAAAATTAGTAAAAATATATTGACGAAATATAGTTCATGAATTAAGATGTATGTAGAATGTATTTGAGTATGTAAATTGTGGAGGTGCTTTAATTGGTTTTTTCAAGTGTTATTAGAGGAGAAGTAATGAGAAAGGGTATAACTGAAAGGACAAAAAAACCATTCATAAGTGTCTTTGATGGAAGATCTTTGATTAATGTTTTTGTGGATAACATTGAAAAGTATGAAGAAAGAAAAATTGTTGAGGTTCCTGTTAATATTATAACTGATAAGTTTTTTGTAAAAGAGGTTAATTAATATGGAAACAATTGATTATACTCCTTATTTTAACGATTTGATAGATAAAGTAGATTTAATTCAAGGTAATATAGATAAGATTAATATTAATTTAGCTTTTATTTTAGGTGTTTTGTTAGCTGTAATATTTTGGAGCGTGTATAAGCATGTTTTATGAGAATGTCTCAATTGTTATGATAGGGTTATTAACAGGATTGTTAACAGGAGGTATGGCATATATGGTAGTATTAGCGAGAAGGATTTTTCAATGAGAGGTGATATGATGTTAAATAAAGTTAAAAAATCTTTAATAGCACTATTACCTGTTGTTTCTTATTGTACTGTTGCTTTAGCAGAAGGTATAGCAGACCAGAGTGTAGTTACTGGTTTCAGTACGTTAAAAGATGATATTGTAGCGACTCTTTCAGCTGTAGCACCTTTAGGTATAGGAATAATGGCTATTTTCCTTGCATGGAGGTATGCAAAGAGACTGTTTAAGACTGTAGCTAAGTAATTTATATATGCCATACCTCTTGTTTTTTTTATGGAGGTGAAATAGTGAAAAAGTTTTTTATAATGTTTTTGATATTTTTATTGGTTATACAGAGTTACATGTGTCAGGCCATGGCCTTTGAAGTAACTAATGATTATGATGTTTTAAGGGTTTTGCCCTATATAATAGCTTCTGGTTTAGTTTTTAAGAATGCTGATGCAGCGTATTCTTATGCAAAATATTTTATTCAAAATTTTGATCAAACTAAGTTAAATGAAATTTTTGCTGGTGTTCGTATATCAAATGAGTTACTTCAAGCTATCAGAGATTTTATATCACTTAATGTAGACTTAGTAACAGGGGCCATAAAAAATTCTATAATATCTTTTATTAATAGGTTAAATCCTTATGAAATAAGTAGTATTCAATCTTTAATTAATGTTATTGAATCTGCAGCAAGTTATTCAGGGTTAGGTTATAGTCCTTCTTATTATGTGAATTTACATATGTCTGATAGTGTAGCTTTAGGCGATTATTTTAAAATATTTTATTCAGGTACAAGTATATTAACTATATTTAGAAGTTCACCAGATTATTATACGGTAGAAGGTAAAAATATAGGTGATTTTATACGTGTTTATGATAATGTTATAAATTTAAGAATAAGATTTTATAATACTAGTTCTACTAATAAGAGATTATATATATATGGTTATTCTAACAATGCTTATATAGAATTAACTACTATAAATAATTATTTGCAAGGTCAATTGACTTGGCAAGATTATGGTTTAGCTGAAGATTTTATTTCAGGAGATGTAGATAACGGATCGGAGACAGTATCATATGATTTAACAGGTTCTATTTCAACGGATGTTTTAGATGAAGGTCAAATTATAGGTAGTATTCCTAGCGTTATTACTGATGTAGGTCAGGCCGTTAATTTGACTGCTGAAAAGGTTTTATCTGCTAATGTAGGTATATTATCTTTACTTCAAAGTATTTTTACCGTAAACGGTAGTATAGATTTCAGTCCTATAAAGACTGCAGTGATGAATATAACTGAAAAGTTTCCTTTTAGTCTTCCTTGGGATTTTAAGAGAGCCTTATTAAGTTTTAGTTCTTCTGCTTCTTCAGGCAAAATACCTATTAGTTTTAGTTCTCCTGCTACGGGTAATGTAAGTTTTAATATAGACTTAAGTATTTTTGATCCTGTTCTAAATGTAGTAAAGAAATTTGAGGCTTTTTTGTATGCAGTCGGTTTAATATATGTTACTAATAAATTTATGACTAGTGAGTGAGGTGTTA